CTTCCGCTTGTCCGACATGGTTCCAGCCGCGACCCAGGTAGCAACGGGCTTGGCCGTGCTGAGTGGGATCTGGACGCCACCCTGCACACTCGTCTTGGTGACGCGGTTCCAGATCCGCCCGACATCCTCCATCTTCTCTACGATCCGGTTGAGGATGGTGGTCGGGATGACGGCGCCGATGTCACCCACACCGGTGGTTGCGTCATCGCGGAACTCCAGCGCATCGCTCTTCACGCCCCGGGTTACGTACTCCATGAACGCCTTGCGATATTCCGGCGTGTCATGAGGATCTAGGGCCTGCCGCGGCTCGGGGTTCTCGACTTTCGTGCTCGCCACAATATGGGACTGCACAGTGCCTGCCTGGATGCCTTTGGCGACTTCTAGCCGCTTGCGGAGCTCGGTCTCCTCGGTCTCCAGGGCCTTCAGTTCCACGTTGATCTTGTCGAGGTCGACCTTCTCAGTGCCCTCAAGTAGGGTCCGGATTTCTACCTTCCTGGCCGCTATCTCGGCCAAGCGCTTTTCGATTCCCATGTTGGATTATCGCCTCCTAGAGATAGGTTCTCGCTATGAGCCGCTTCCGCAGTTCTTCAGCAGCCTCCGCCGCTTGGCGCTCAGCCTCCGCCTGCGCCTCGAAGTAACTCCGGGCAGCGATGTAGGTATCTGAATACGCCGGGGTATCCACCGCCGAGACGTCCCAGATTCGGTTGAACTTGAGGATGGTGCGAGTGCGAGTCTCTTTGTTGTAAGCCTCCTCCGCAACCGTGAAAGCGAAGCTCATCTTGTCGATGTCGCCTCGCCTGATAAGCTCATAGAGGTCCCGGCCAGCCGTGGTATTCGCCAGCTTCGCTCGGATCATAAGCCCTTGGTCATCGGGGAGGAGCTCCAGGGTCTTGTTGCGGGTTCGGGCCATCACCATTACTGCGTCGCTGTGGTTGTACTTGAACGGGACGTCCCGCAGGTCGGCGCCATCCAGGGCGCCACGCTGGATGACCTCGTAGTACTTGATGCCGTCGATCTCATACATGAGGGTCGGACTGTCATACACGATCGCCCGGCCTTCGACGATCATCTCCCGTTCATCACTCTGCGGTTCAAGCGCCCTGAGCTCCGCCAGGCGAATCTCCCGCTTGACCTCCGGCACCTTCTTCTCCAGACCCAGTGACATCGGTATCGCCCCCCTTGTTGGTGTTGTCCTCGTCGGTCGGACGGGTGTCCAGCCGGCGGATCGGCTTGTCGCCACCCTCGATGGGCGCCAAGTTCAAGGCCTCGCGCCATTCGTTTGGCGTCAAGGCTCCGCGATCCACCATCTGGCGCAGGTCCAGCTTGGTCTTCATGCTGGCGTACTGCAATCGGTTAGATTCAAAGACAATTTCATTACCGTGACCCAACTCTCTAGCAGTAAACAGCTTGGAGGTAAACTCCAACGACATCTGCACTGCCAACGGCTCGATGGTGGACTCGTAGAAAGCGTTCCACTGGTCCTCGGTGTAGTCGCCCTTCACGATGGCCTCCGAGACGCCATAGTACCGGAACACAGCGTCCCTGAGCTCCTTCATCTGGTCGGCGTTGACCATTAAGGGCTGGTTTTTCAGCTCGATGTAATCGGCTTTGCTGTCAAGCGCCGCCACCCCTCCGGTGTTCTGCAACGTCATGTACTGGTTCACAAATCGTTCGCGGTTCTTCTCAATATCCGAGTCCTTGAGTAACCCCTGGTACTTGAGAATGCCGCGCAGGTGCGCGCTCGTTTTGACCGCCTGTGCTAAACCCTCGTTCGTGGTATGGATCGCCGAGAGAGTGGCGTTGATCGGCTGGTTCGATTCTCCGAGTAGGTCGTTCGAGTAGTAGTGCCTGCGCAGATGCAGCACATCAGAGTAAGGTAGCACAACCTGGCCGCCGTCGAAGAAGTAGAACTTGACATAGATGGTCTTGGACTCATCTTCCAAGAACTCAGCCATTACACAGTTGATTGGCCAGACCGCCACGAGATTCGGCCCGTCCCACGCCGGATAGGCGAAGGCATTGTTGTCGATCATCAGCGTAGTGATGAGCCGGTAGAGGAAGTCATAAGCGTTCATGTTCGGGTTCGGCCTGACCGTCAAGAGCCTCTCGATCTGGCCGCCCATCGGGACGACGTTTCCACCGACACGCCGGATGTGCTTGGCCTTGAGCTTGCCCGCGTTCCGGGCGATGGCGTCTACTGCAGCCCGCACCACGTCAGCCTCGTAGGGCTTCCCGCACCAGGGCGTGAACACAGGCGTGTAGCCTGAGAGCATCCGCAACTGGGCCAACTCCCGGCCTTGGCGGAGGAAGCCGAAAACCTTTTGGAGTAGACTCCTCTTTTCCGTCGTAATCACCACCCTATCAGCGCCTTGTAGTCCTCAAGGCGCCACTGCAGGACCGTGTAGGCGATAATGAGCGCCACCGCGGGGTCGATGCGCTGGCGCTGGTTCTTGCCCTTGATGGGCCGTATGTTCTCGTTCTTGTCGACCTCGACTGCCATGTTGGTCAGGGCCCACAGGAGAACTGGGTTGTTGTTGTAGTTAACTCGATGGCCTGAGAGGTCGGCCTTGAGCTCCTTCATCGGTGCCGAGAGCGTCTTGGCGCCCATGATCACTGGCAGGAGGTTCTCGCCCTTCCTGTAGCCCAGGCGGGTCTCCATGTCCTCGACCCAGGCGGGCGAGTTCCAGGAGTCGTAACCCACCCAATAGCAGTTGATTCCGTACTCCGTGTGGAGCCTCTGGAACCAGTCGGTGATATAGCGGTAATCTACCCGGTTCCCCGGGCAGGGTGTGATCAGGCCCCGTTTCACCCACTGAACATAGGGAACCTTGTCCTCCCGGGTGCGCTGCTCGACGTTCTCCTCCGGCATGAACGAATGCGAAATCACGTAGAGGTTGGGGTCGCCAGGCCGCATGATGATGACGGCCGCCGATGTGAGGTCGGTGGTGGCAGAAAGGTCCACCCCGCCGATGGCGTATGAGTCCCGCAGGTGCTCCAGGTCGTAGGTCGCATCGTTGTTGGCCTGCTCGAATGTGAGCCAGGTACCTGCCCGGGTCTCACGGACGTTGAAATCCTTTGTCAACACGGTGGGTAGGAACGCTGGATCGTTCTTCGCCCGCTCGACGTTTGCGGCTAGGTCCTCATAACTCTTGATGGTGCCGAGACCCGGGTTCGCTTTCTCCCAACATCGGTAGTCGGTCCACTCGGAACGGTCGTCCAACTCGTAGATGAACGCCAGGAATCGTTCGTCCTCGACGACTCCGTCCAAGGCCTTGCAAGCGTATTCGTACTGGTCATCGTAAATACACTCGCGGACGAAGCCGGCTGTGCTGATCTGGGCTAGTAGAGCCTGAAGTCGAGCTGCCATCGACTGCTTCATCACATCGTAAAGGTTCCTGTCTTTTATGGCGTGCAGTTCGTCGATGATGACGCAATGGCTATTCAGTCCGTCCAGGCTGTTTGACTCACTGGCGAGGGGCTCGAACTTACCGAACACCAGCGGGAAATATAGGTCCGTCTTGCGCTTCTTGATATACTTTCGGAGCGCGGGACTCTGAGCGACCATGTTGGTCGCTTCAGTGAACACGATGCGAGCCTGGTCCCTCTTAGTCGCGACCGTGTACACTTCCGGACCGCCTTCTCCGTCGCCCACGAGCATGTAGAGCCCCAGGGCCGCCATCTCCGTGGACTTGCCGTTCTTCCGGCCTTCGATAGTGAGGACCTCACGGCATCTTCGAAGGCCAGTCTCTTTATGGACAAACCCGAAGATGGCCTGGAGTTTTGCCTTCTGGAACAGCTCGAGTTTGACCGGTTGGCCAATCCATTTGCCCTTCGAGTGCCGGCAGAAGGTCTCGATGAACTCTATCGGCCGGGTGGCCTTCTCCAAGTCGAAAACCCACGGGTCACGCGGGTTGTCGAGTTCGTCGACCAGTTTCTGGTACTGCTGCTTCAGTCGTTTGCAGGCGACGATCTCGCCGGACTGGATCTTCTCCCAGTAGAGGCGGATGTAGTTCGCGGCCACA